AAACGCCAGCCACTTTCCATGTGTGCTGAGGCGCACCGGCATAATCCGCTCCGTTGATGGTGTTTGTTGCCTCGACCTGCGCTATCGGAAACACGCCGACGTTGGCCTTGATGCTCGCCTTGACCATCGCCTCGTCTGTCACAAGCCCTTCAAAAAAATCATACGCAGAGTTGGTCAACGGACGGACATCGTTGTTGCCAGCACCGTGGTAGTAGTACAGGGCAGGAAAGTTCGCCCCGTAGGATTCAAACGCCCAGACGGGATCACGTTCCGTTGGCGTCTGCGTCTCAGCGTCGCTGATCGTTCCGTACTCGCCGACAACTTCAACGTGGTACGGGCTGTCGTTGAATCGCTCATTGATTTGCAGCCTGCGCAACTTGAGCGACGACCACGTTGGATGCAACGCACCCCAGCCAGAAACGCCTAGTTCTGTCAAAACATCGCGCTCGTCAAGTGCGTCGTTTTGCAGCGTTGTGTCTGCGAGAGTGCAGACCCATCGCCGGGTGGCTGTCGGCCGCTCGCCAATCGAGAAGTCGGACGACCGAGCAAGTTCGTGAACCCTCTGGATTCCCACTAGCGTGCCTCGCCAAAGCTTGAGTATCCGACGATTGCAACCGGCTGGTTAAAGTAGTTGGCCGCCGCCTGCGCGATGCCAATAGAAATCCGCTCGAGCAACTTGGTCTGCAATCGCGACTGAATCAGTGCGGGGTCTTGGGCGTTGGCGGCGAGGTTCAGCACCAGGGCAGCACCCTCAGCGGTGCGGATGTCGCTGCCCGTGATGGTCTGCGAACCGAGCGTGTTCAGTTTCGTGAGCCGCTCTTCCTGCCGCTTCGCTTCGGCCTCAGCGGCCTTTTGCTGCTCCTCAAGCACCTTCTGCTGGTACTTAAAGATTTCTTCCTGCACTCGCTGCTGCTCTTTGGCGGCGGCCTCGGCGGCTTGCTGCTGCTGCCGCTGGTACTCCTCCTGCGCTCGCAGTGCTTCTTCCTGCTGCCGCTTCTCCGCAGCAAAGCGCTCCTCGGCGGCCTGAGCCTTGAGCTTCTCAACCTCTTCGATGTTGCGAATCTCGTTGTTGAACAGTTCCTGCTGCCGGGCCACCTCGGCGTCGAACGCCTCTTTGTTGAGGATGCCGGCGGATGCCTGCTCCTGGGCAGCGGCGATGCCTTCCTGCAGACGTAAGGCAGCGTCGAACCCGGCCTGGCCAAACTCCTGAGACTTGGCAATGAGCCCGTTGATGTTCTCGTCAACCGCTTGGAACGCAGCCTGAAAGCCCTGGCCGAAGCCCTGCTCCAGCGCCTGCTGCTGGTCTTCGAGCTTGCCCTGCAACTGGTCGAGCTCGCCTTGGCGGGCGGCTGCGGCGTCAGCCTCGGCGACGTTGTTGGCCTCTCGTGCTGCGGCCAGCTGCTCCGACACCCTCGCCTGCTCACGCTGCACGACCAGCAAGTCCTGTTCGATGCGTGCCGCCTCGTCGTTTGTCTGCAGCAGCTGGTCGAGCCGCTTACCGTCTGCGTCGGCTTGGGCCTGTGCAGCGTCGGCAGCCTCCTGCCGCAGCTGCCGCTCCTTGGTAATCTCGCCGTTCAGCCGCTCCATGAATCCGTTCATGATCTCGATCTGGTCGGCAGTCAGTTCGCCTTCCGCAGCCATCTGCGAGAACGTGGCCAGCGTGGCCTGCGACTGCTGAAGGAACTCAGACGCACCGCCCTCAGCGGTGGACAGGAACTGGTCAAGCTCTGCCGTGGCTGAGGCAAGGTTGGCCTGCACCTGCACTTCGGGCAGGCGGGCGTTCTGGATCTCGGCTCGCAGCCCGGCAAGAAACTGCGAGGCGGCACCTTGGCCTGCCTCTGTAGCGTTTCCGGTGCCGCCCGTAAATGCGTTGTTGAAAGCCTCTGCGGCGTTTGTTGCCGCCTGCTCGAGCTGCGCGGCGTTCTGCTCAGCAAAGCCACCGGCAATCTCTTGTAGATTCCTGCCGTACTGCTCCAAGTCGGAATCGACAAAACTGCCAAGGCCCTCAAGGATTTTTCCGAATCCGATCAGCAGGTTATCGACAATCAGCTGCAACGCATTGAAGTACGTCCGAAACCCTTCGCTGACGCCGAAGAGAACTTGTGAGACAGTGTTGAACGTAGCCGCTGCATCTTGAAACGTCAGGCCAAGCTCGCCGAAGTTTGCCACGAAATCGTCAAAGATAGCGGCAAAGTACTGTGCACCCTGTAGCAGCACGTCGGTGATTGCATTGGCGATGCCGGTGCCGCCTTCGCCTTGTGCTCCGCTCCACTCCTCAACAAATCGCAGAAACTCGTTGGTTACAGCCGTCACGGCCGGCGCGAGGTTGCCAATGACTTGGCCCACGATGCCGTTGATGGTTGCGGCCACCAAGTCAAAAGCGTCGTTCATGTCTGCGACGTTGTTGACTTGCGTCTCGCTGATGATGATGCCGAGCCGCTCGGCACGGGCCTGCAGTTCTTCAATGCTGGCCGCCCCTTCTCGAAAAAGCGGAGCCAAAGCGGCCCCCTGCTTGCCGAAGATGGCGACAGCGGCGGCAGCACGGTCTGCGGCCGTCGGCAGCTGCGAGATAGCTTCGCCGATCTCTGAGAACTGCTGCTCGGGTGACAACGCCCGCAGATCCGCCAGCGACAGGTTGATGCCCTTGAGAGCCTTGTCGAGTGCGTCGCCCGGCGTGGCCTTGCCGATATTCACGGCCAGCCGCTGCACGGCGGTGCCGAACTGCTCGGTGTCCACGCCGGCGAGTTTTGCCGCCAGCGAGTAGCCCTGCAGGGCCTCGACGTTGATGCCAGTGCGGGCCGACAGATCGTTGAGTGAGTCGATGCCTGAGTTGACGCTGGACACCAGCGTGGTGACTCGGTTCGCCACGTCACGGAACACGTTGGCGATTGCCTGGACTCCGTCCACGAACAGCCTACCGAGCTCGATGCCGGCGAGAATCTTCGTATTCCGGGCCAATGACTCCAGGCTGGTGTCGGCCTTCTTGGCGTTGTCGCTCGTCTTGTCGAGATCCCGCTGGGCCTTCTCCAGGGCTCGGTTGTAAGTTTCCTGCGAGATGCGGCCAGCACGCAACTGGTCGTTAAGCTCGTCAACCGCCTGGGTGTACCGCTCCTGCGGGCTGATGTTCGCCCGGGTGATCTCGGACGCACGCTGCAGGAGCTTCGTTTCCTTCTCAATCTCCTTGCCGAGGTTGGCATACGCTTCGGCAAACTGCTTGGCGTTGATCTCGCCGCCCTGCAGCTGCGTCACGAGAGTGTCGAAACTTGCAGCCGCAGCACGCTGAGCGTTGGCCGCCGCTTCACTGCTTCCGGCGAACTGGTCAAAAACGCTCGTGAGCTTGTCGGCGTTCTGCCCCAACTTCTCAAGCGCCCGCTCGGCCGGCGTCAGGTTCTTCACCACGCCAGAGGCGTCGGCGGAAACCTTCATGGCGAGTGAGAGGATGTTCGACATGGCTACTGCTCAAAGATGCCGGCGAGCTTTGCGAGCTCTCGGGCCATCTCCTCTGATGTCTGCGGTGGCTTCTCGGTCGGAACGAAATCGGACGCCTTCGGTGCTTTGCCTTTCTCGCTGTACGGTGCGAGCACGGCACTGGTTAGCAAGCCTGTCTGCTGCCATGGATCCGGCAGAGCGTGGTAGTAGCGGGTGAACGCCACCCACTCACTGAGCTCTTGCGAATCCATGCGGCGAGACAGTTCACGCACCGTCATGCCTAGGTGCCCGGCGAGGCGGAAAAGAAACCTCCGCATCGGCCGGGTCTTTAGTTTTTTGCGAGTTCCTCCACGTCGCTCTCGGTCATGTTGTTGTGCTTCATGGCCTTCTCGAACAGCTTTGACACGACGGCCGACGACTTCTTCGCCAGCTGCTCGATGCCCTGCTCGTCGAAGAGCCGCTCGCCGCTTTCGGGGTGGCACAGACAGCGGGCCAGGTACTTCGTTCGGAAGTTGTCGATGCCCCGCTCCTTGTTGCCGATCCACTCCTTCTCGTAGCTGTCACGCTCCTCGACGGTCATGACACGGATGCCGAGCACCAGCGGCTTGCCGCTGGCGTCCTTCCATTCCCGCACCGTCACCTTGAGCACGGACAGATCGTCCGAGGCGAGAATCTGGGCGGCGAGTTCCTGCACAGTCAGAGCCATGGCATCTCCTAGGGTTGGATCCTTAACGTGACGGTGTACCGTGCCACGTCATTGGCAATGCCCTGGAGCGTGAACTTCTCGAGCACGGCGGTGCCAGAGTAGGCAAGGCCACCGCCCGCAATCGAAACCGCAGCACGCTTGGCGTACTTGGCCGTCGAGATGTTCGCAGTCGTCAGGCACGATATCTCTATAGTGCCAACGTCAAGCGTCCACGTACTCGCACGAGCCAGCGGCAGCGAGCCGCCGTGAGTCACGCGCAACTCGGTGACTTCACCGAATGACACGCCGTCCCACGTCGCCGTGACGCCCGCTGCGTATGTAGCCATGACGGGGCTCCGTCATGGACTACGAACGGGCGATGCGGAACGTCACCTGGCCTCGGATAGCGTCCTGCGTCGCCAGCGTCAGCGTGGAACTCTGGACAGTTCCAGCACGGGCGAGCAACTCGGCACCACCCACGACGATTCTGATCGTGCCGGTCGAACGGTCGGCGATCAGCGTCTTTCCAACGTAGTCAAACTGCACGGTCTGCCCCGTGTCGCCGCTCGCCGAGCCGGCCAGCGGCAGATCGAGCGTCCTGGCGGTTTCGCCAGTGGTCTGGCCCAGGTGGGCCACGTTGATCTTCTCGTCCTCCGCAGTCGGATCGGTGGCCGAAATGACGATGTTCGTGACGGTGTAGGGCGTGTTGGTGTTCGGCCACGTCACCACGGTGCCGGCACCATCATGCGGAGTCTCAAAAGACATCGTTCAAATCTCCTGCCAGAGGATCGAATACTGTTGGTTGACCGTGAGAATCGGCGGCAAGTCGCCTCCCGCCAGCTGCACCACGCCGTCCGATTCCGTGTCCAGAGACACGTTCCTGACGCTCACGTAGTTTTCCACAGCCGTGCCGTACCCATCC